TTTTGTTTCTGTTTGTGCAATAAACTTTTCAGCACACGCAACGCAATACAACGCATGACCACCATCAGCACCACATTCAGCACACGATACAGGTTTATCTTTTGTTTCTAGTTGTTCTTTATAGGTAAATTTAGATGCCATGTTTTGCACATCTTTTGTCATTCCTTCGTACTCAAGGATTGCTCTAGCAAACAATACAGGAAAGTCAGCCTTGCCAGTCGCTTCAACCAACCCTTCTGCTTTGCCACTCATGTGCAAATAAATGTTGTGTATTTCTTCGTCAGTCATTCTTGTCCCCTTGCTCGTATGGCTTTGGCAAATATATGGTCATGCCCATAGTATTCATGTTGTTCCTCACACACCTTTGCACAAGCCTCACGCTCTTTTTCTGCTATTTGCCACTCAAACTCATCAATCATATCAACAATAGCGTCTCCATGACCTGTAGCAAAACCTCTGTGCATAATCCAATCAGCCACCGTTACACGTTCAGTGTCTAAACGTTCCCGCAGCTCTAGCACAGCCAACGCCAATAGCTGTTCAAACGAATCATCATCAGCAAAGCCAGCCACTGCTTCTTCTGCCACTTCAATTGCCTTGTTTAAATCTGCGTCATTCATTTATTTTCCTTTGGTTTGCATAAATAAAATGTTAGGTTGTTCTTTGCGTAATTCTGCGTATTCCAATTGAACACGTTGTGAATTTATAATTTTCCCAGCGGTGTTGTTCATTTCAGTTGCAACTTTTACGTCAATTGTTCCATTTTTAAGAGCTTCATAAAGTGCAGATAATTCTGTTGTTAATTCACTGATGTTCTTCATGTTTTTTAATCTCCAATAGTTTACGTTTAATAAAAAGTCTAAGTCTAGCCGCTTGTATAAGATCAGATGTCATGGTGGATTTATACAAACTTCTTATGTAAGAATCATTTGCTTTTAAAGTTTTCTTTTCCTGTATTTCCTTTAATTTATTTGGATTTTTTTCGTAATATGCTTTAATTCTTTTTTTGTATTTTTCTTTGTTTTTTTCATAACATTCTTTTTGCAATGCCAAAATATGTTCTTTGTTTTTTAATCTGTATTCTTTCTCCTTATCTTTGTTTGCTTCATGCCAAGATCTTTTTCTTGACCTTTCATGTTCTATGTTGGCGTGATAGCGCTCCCTTCTTTTTGCGTTTCTTTCTTCCTTGTTAGCTTCAAAATACTTCTTGGCACGTTCACGCACATATTCTTTATTATTTTGTTCCCATTTTTTTTGATATTCATACGCACGTTCTTTGTTATTTTGATACCATTCTCTGGATTTAATGGCTAAATGCTCTTTGCGAGCATCACGATATGCTTTACGCTTTGGTGCATTTTTTTCTTTATTGGCAATGTAATAAGCCTTTCTATATGCTTTTAATTGCTCTTCATTCATTTACCATCTCCCCATGTCCAAACAATAAACCAAAACATCAATCCAATCCCACAAACACCAACAAAGATAAGCACCCAAGTTATTAGGTTCATAACAAAATCAAACATCAGGTTCTCCTATGCGTTTAATTGACAACCTCACTTTATCTTCTATTGCAAGAATGACTGACTCTGGCATGTCATCATCAATATTTGCTTCCTTGATACGATCCTCAATCCACCGCAGTGTTTCATGCATTTGATCTGCGTTGATTGCTAGACGGGCTTTCATCTCATCTTCTGGGTAGTTAAACGACATTGTTAAGTGCATCTTCATTCCTTTTTCCTTTCTGTTTGAGCAACCATTTATCTCCCACCATCCGAATAGCTTTGACCCATTTGCGTTGGTTAGCTCTATTCTCTTGGTAGGATAGGTAATCCACGTTATAAAGCTCCCGAACTCTCTTTAGCATGGTTATGTTCATAATGCCCCTTTAGTCTATCTGGCATTTTGCCTGTTGTCCAAAAGCCCTGATCGTTTAAACACATACCAGCAGCCTGCATTTCTTCTTTGGTTTTGCACCGCCTGTTTACACCATGATCACCAACACGATGCAATTCAAACGGTGTGTTACTGTTGAAGTATTCATTGCAAATAGTGCATTGATTTCTGTCTCCTCTAAGTACTTTCATTGACCATCCTTAAATGAATTAACTCTTCTTCAATAAGCTCCGCAACTGATTTCCCTGACGGAAACCTCATCTGCGCTCCTTGGATATCATAAATTTTATTGATACATGTGTTTACACCTTCATTGAACCCGGCGCTAAAAGGATCGCCTTTGGCAAACTTAGAATGCAGAGACTCCCTAATGACTTGCGCCATAGGTATTCTGCTCTTCTTTGCATAAGCCTTGAGGTTAGTGATATCCCTCGGTTCAAGGTAAGTCATAACTGGTTGATATTTAGAAAGACTCATTGTTTCCCCATTCATCGAACACTTTAATTAAATCATCAAACCGTTCTTGTGCTTTCTTATTACCATTAAGTTCTGAGCGAGATTCAATACGACAGTATCGACATACGGCATTAGCCGCACCGTCCTCGCCCTCCTCATTAGATAAATTTGTAGCTACAAGAAATGTTTGAAACGTAGAGTCTCGGCAGAGCATCCCCGCCTTTTGGACTCTATTGTTGTATGGAATGGCTGACTCATCGTCTGCAATACGTTGCATAGCCACTGCATATCTAGCCCCAACAAAGTCACGCAGAATCTCTTCTGGGACTTCATCGGGATGCATAGCAAGCGTTAAGATAAAACCTGTTCGGTCTTGCTTTAACGCTATCTTCCGTGCTTCAAACTGGAGAGCCATCAAAATGGATCTTCTTCGTCTTGTGACTGATGCTCTTGGCGAATCGTTGTACCCTCTTCTTTAGGCACGTAACGGTTCACCCGTAGGGATAGGTAGGTCTTACCGTTTTTATCGGTCTTCTTCCACCCAGAGAGCTTGATCACGTGGTTGCCGTTCTCAATCTTAATAGCGGTCATGTCTTTCATGTTGACATGAATCTCACCCCAATAGTCTGCGGCGTTGGGATTGGTCTTTGCGGCTGATGCTTTGAACGTACCTGAGTCAGGCTTTTGAACGTAAGGGCCATCAAACTTCTTGTCGTTACTCATATGCTTTCCTTCTGTTGTTTAAACTTTAACTTTAACTCTGTGAAATGATTCTTTACTTTCTCGTAAAGATCGGGATGTGTAACCTTCAAGGCATCTAGTTGAACTTGATTGCTCTTCCAGTAACCCTGTAGGTCATTTGTGCTTTGAACGTGCCACGCTTTGTCAGCGTACTCGATCATTGCTTCTGCAAAGAGTTCTCTACTGGCATCGTCAGAGGGAACCCCATCTACAACTTTAGCTATTGCCTTGGTTATAATCTTCTCTACCTTCTCCTGCTGCTCTTGTTTAAACGCAACATCCGCAGCTTCTTCTGGTAAATCCTCACCCGCATAAATGTACAGACCCAAACCATGCAAAGCAATTGCCTTGGTCATGCACCTCATGATTGATGTATTGACTTGGAATGCATCAGGATTGGGGATAGGTTTATTCCTGTAATCCATGACTGGCAACATACAAGTACGTCCTTGGTCAAACATGGTGACACTAACCCAGACCATGCCTGTTCCGTTTACATCCATGTATGGCTTGCCCTCAAAGTGATGCACCGTGAATGTAGCCTTCGGATCAGCCTTTAAGACTTCAGCCCATGCCCACGCCCAAGAGAGATAAGTTAAGTTATTCTTTTTCTCGGTGTGGTCATTGACATTAATCTTCAGCAGATCCAGTGGCGATTTGGGACTGGTACTGACTACACCACTCGGCAACTCCGCAGTAGTTTCCTGTGCATCTAATGGCTTCGCCTTTTCTAGTTTCGACATATCCTTTTTCCTTTTCTGCCAACTCTGTGGCTTCCTCAATTGTTTTAAATAACTTGATCGCAGTCTTGCGACCCTCCCTCTTGACGGCATAGACTGTTTCCCTTTGCCATCTCTCCTCATCGGAGCAGAGCGGTAGCTCTTCCCCAAAGTCTGCGGACACCCTTGCGTCCCTGTGTATATCTAATCTGCCCCTGACGTACTTTTCGGTGGTCACTGCGTCCCAGATGGGGATGTCAATCATATGCACTGGAGCCTCGGGGTATCCCTCCTTTTTCTCATGCCTACTAAAGTCCCGTATAAAGGAACAGATCTGTAGCCCAACAACTTTACGTTTCTTTACCGTCTCGACCAACCATTTGTAGACATTTAACTGTTGCTCCCACTCAAGCTTATCTTGCATCACCGCCCACGCAGATGTGAACTTGTAGTCAATGATCACAATCCCTTCAGGGGTTTCTTTTTGTAGATCGATCTGACCTGATATGGTCATCTCGTCCATTGACGTAAAGAGCCTTTCCTCCATGATGTACCCATCGGTAACACCACGCTCCATAACCACGTGCAATGCACTCCCCAGTAACTGCCAAAGCATGTCCGATACGTCTTGGCTAACCTTCTCGTCATACTTCTCTCTGAGCCTTCTGATGCGAGGAGGAGACATTAACTCGGTTACGCTATACTGAGATGCGCCTTTTGAGTAATAATCTCTTGTCGCTAAAGTCATCAACGTTTCTGGAACGTTATGTTTGTTTGTTACTTTCATCATTCCCTTTCTAGGTTGTTATATGCATGATCACAATGATACTACTATTAATACAGAATTGCAATCAGTTTCATTATATATTTTAGGTGAGCCTGCAAGTAAAGCAAATTCTCGTAGGGTGGTGCGTTTTAACAACATGTCCAGATTAATTAAATCTGCCAAAGCATTGAGCTACAGCGAAGTGTTTAAACGGCAATGCAAACCGCTGGCTGTGCTGATGACTGGGGATTTAAAAGTAACAATGACCATCTACTATGCGTCCCGCAGACCAGACTTAGATGAGAGTCTTATATTGGATCTGATGCAAGGGTTGATATATGAGAACGACCGACAGGTCAAGGAGAGGCATACCTATTGGGGACTTGACAAAGAGAACCCAAGGGCAGAGATCATTATTGATCAGTTAGAAAAAAAAGAACCTCGGACTAAGCGAGGTTCAAAGACTCAACCAAAGGAAAGGAAAAGCAACTAACGGGGTTAGTATAACAGACTATGGCAACCTGTAAATATTTGTGCTAACATTTATTTACCAAGAAGAATGGGGATTGACTCCCGCCTAGATCAAGGCGAGATAGGGCAACAGATCTGTGTAATTCTAGACAAACCACAGACTCATAACCTAGATACCAATCCCCATCCTTGTTGGTGTAAACGGGTTAGTGCCGTGGTATGAAGATATTAAAGAGTGTTGTTCGACCGCCCTTGCTTTATAGGAGACACCAACAACCCTTCAGTCTACTCAGGTACTTCACGTACCTATTTTTTTGTTATATACTGCATTCACATTGCTGTCGGAGGCGATGGTGAAACCGTTTAGGGATGTGTTCTGCTTTATCTAATCCAATTGAGAGGTATTAGGTAAGGCTCCGACCAGAATACATCACCTAAGCGGTTTTTTTATGGGTGAAAGGTTTTGTCTGGCGGCTCTAACGACATCGTAGCGGACAAGATACAAGCGTTACTAGTAGGGTAAGAGGATGTAACAACGCAATACAGGCGGCGAAGCCAGAACCTGTTCCTCGAAAGTCTGGCGAGTCACGTGGCTCCAGAGAGCATGGTGTAAAGGGCTTAGGGTAGGGCTAAGTCCGTCCACCAAAGAGCATCCCCCTAAAGGGATGCGATGGAATACAACAGAACAAAGGCACAGGTAGGGGTATCACTACCTATGCAACAAAGGAAAAGAATGAGAATAGACTTGTCAAAGGAAGAGCTTTTAATTTGCAGAACCATCGGGGTCATGAGAAGATCCTGTGCAATGAACAATGTTGTTGATCAGCAGATGGGAAACCAAGATACTTGGTCAATAGACATTGATGGAATGGTTGGTGAGTATTGTGTTGCTAAGTTTTTAAATCTCTGCCCCGACTTAACAGTCGGTATCCGATCAGGAGGCGCAGATCTCATGACCCACAAGGGAATGAGTATGGATGTTAAAACTACCCGCCACAAAAATGGCAAGCTATTAGCAACGTTAAAGAAGGTGGAAGACCCCTGCGATGTTTACACATTGGTCATTGTCGATGATCAGGGTGGTGACATTGTTGGCTGGGCAAGTAAAAAAGATCTGTTCAAGGAAGAAAATAAATCTGATTTGGGTTTTGGCATAGGCTATGCCATGACCCAACAACAATTAAAGGAATTTAAGAATGGCAACTAGAAATTACAAACAAGAATACACAACTCAAAAATCAAGGGGTGAGCATGAAGACAGAATGGAGCGACAACGAGCCAGACGAAAGCTCGATGCCAAAGGAGTTTCAAGAGCGGGCAAAGACGTTGCCCATGTCAAAGCCCTGTCCAAGGGAGGCTCAAACAAAGACGGCGTTAAGCTGGAGTCACCGAGTGTTAACAGGTCATTTAAGAGAAAAGCAGACGGATCAATGAAATGAACGCAGACTTTATCAGTCAATTCAATTTCCTAGATAGCACCAGAATAGCTTGCCCTGACTGTTCAACAGACAGGAAGAAAACAAACAATAAAGACATGAAGCTGACCCGTCAACCAGACGGGGCAATCCTCTATCATTGTCACCACTGCAACACCAATGGATCAGTTCAACCCAAGGAGAGATACGTGTCAGCCGTACCTAACATAAAGATAACAGAAAACAAACTAACGACCCCTCATTATGATTGGCTAAAAACGAGGGGTATCACACAACACACCGCAGATAAGATGAAACTGTTCGCAGCGGATAGATTCTTTGGTCGTTTAAACAAAACCAGCGCAGCCATCGGATTTCCTTATTACAGGAACGGGGCTTTGGTGGCAGTCAAGTACCGAGCATTCCCCGAGAAAGACTTCACACAAGAATCAGGCGGGGCGCATGATTTCTTTGGGATAGATTTGGTAGAGAAGGGTAAACCCTTAATCATTGTAGAGGGAGAGATCGACTGTCTGACCCTTATGGAGATGGGCATTGAGAACGTGGTATCTGTACCTAGCGGAGCGCCTATCAAGGTGGCTGATGGCAAGGTACTACCCATCGAAGATAAAAGGTTTGCCTATGTATGGAACGCAAGGGACATCATTGATGAAGCACCGTATGTTATCTTAGCCACAGATCAAGACACTGCGGGACAGGCACTGGCAGAGGAACTCGCAAGGCGCATAGGTAAAGAAAAGTGTAGGTTGGCTAAGTTTGACAAGAAGGATTTAAACGAGGTCTATCTGGATGACCCCTTTAGGATTACCGATATCATAGATGGCGCAACGCCTTACCCCATCTCGGGGTTGTCAGAAGCAAAGACCTACGAGGATCGTTTAAACGACCTATACGCAGCGGGAACGGGTAAAGGCTTCAGCACAGGCTATGGCTCTCTTGACCATGTTTACACCATTGCACCAGCACAACTCTCTGTCATCACAGGTTACCCTTCATCAGGTAAGTCCAACTTTGTAGATCAGTTGATGGTCAACCTTGCTCGAAAGGACGATTGGAAGTTTGCCATCTGTTCCTTTGAGAATCAACCCGAGATCCACATCTCTAGGCTCATGGAGATCTATACGTGTAAACGGTTCTTTGACGGAAAAAATAGAATGTCGCAGGATGAGAAAGACCAAGCGTTTAAATGGGTCAACGACCATTTCCTGTTCATCGATACCAATGGCGAAGAGCCATCAACCCTAGACAGTATCCTTGAGCGGGCTAAGGTGGCGGTTAAGCGAATCGGGGTAAGGGGATTGGTCATCGACCCCTACAACTACATCGACATGCCAAGGGAATCGACCGAGACCGAGGCGATATCCCACATGCTATCCAAGGTGCAGAGGTTCATCAAAGCCCATGATCTGCATTGTTGGTTCATTGCTCACCCCTCTAAGATTCAAAGGAGCGGGGTGGAACAACCCCGCCCTGATGGCATGTCGATCTCAGGATCAATGGCATGGTGGGCAAAGACCGATTGCGGGGTGACGGTGCATAGGACAGACCACGCAGTAGAGATAGCCGTATGGAAGTGTAGGTACAGGTGGGTAGGAACTCAAGGAGAGACGACCCTTCTGTACAATAAGACATCAGGGACGTATTCCGAGAACTTGGATTCGTTCTAGGTTTAAACGGGTAGCTCACGGGGTGAGCTTCCGCCCTAGTTGGTGAATGTTTAAACGTGCAAAGCACGGTTCCCGCTGCTGGCAAAAAATTGTTTAAACACCCTACAGCTTCCAGCCAGAATGCCATGTTTACACGTCAACCAGACAGCGTCTTAAACCTGGGATTAAAAATTGTTTAAACGCACATAAGAATCTTTATCCAAACCTGGGGATCTACTTGCTACGATAAGCGTTTAAACACAGGTACATTCTGCGCCCAGCCAAGGTACGTTCTGCGCCCATCAGTTTAAACAATAATGTGTTAACAAAGAAAAACCCCCTAAAGAG